AGACATTAGAAGTTCTTATAAAGATCCAGTATACGTTTGATATGATCGGGGAAGCCTACATTACCAGGCTGCCCAGAAGTACCTTGGTTCTGGATGCTTGCGCCTGACAAAGTCTGACGCTGTTTATGTTCATCTTTATGGTAGTAAGAAACTAAGTCGATTACTGCTAATTCAAGGTCTGCGGGGCAGCCATTATATCCACCTTTATAAGTCACTCTAATAGCCCCTGGGCCCTTTGCAAAGTTCTTGTAACCATTCGATCCATTGCTACGAAGAATTGAATCAGTTTCATAATCTACATAATAGTCTGAGTCGTTTACAAGAGTAGTATAAGAAGATGAGATAGACTCTCTTTCTTCTACAGAAACCACTTGATTAAGAGGTACTTCATCTACAGATACAATGTAGCTATCAAAATCTATATTAAAAGTCTCTATCTTATTGATAAGATAGAAGTCTACAAGAGTATTGTTACAATAAGTTTTTACTAATTGACTCACAGAAGTAATTATAGCGTTCAGACGACCATCCTCACCAAAACCAGTGATCTTTTTCGCTGTTTTGTATTCGTCTAAAGTAATTAAATTTGCCATTTTCTATAAGTCCATTAGTAAAAACTTAGGAGAGCGAACTCTCCCTCGTTTTTCTACTTTGTAAAATAAAACAATGAGGTGGCGAACCACCCCAAAGTTATTAGTATTACTATTACTCGGCGTCGTAGATAGTGTGTACTGCTGGGAAGTTTGCAGTGTAACCGGCAACCAGCTCAGCGAAGCCAATTGACTGGCTAGCAACAAGATCGGTACGCTGGTTAGTTACTGAGTAATCAGACTCAATGCTAACGCCGCGCAGACGAGGAATAACGTAGTTACGAGTGTTAACCAACTGGAATACAGTATCGTTATCACCACGAGTAAGCAGATCAGAAACAACAACCTGGATACCGTAGATAGAACCAACAGTACCAGAAGTCTTGCTGTTCAGCTCGCCTACCTGAGAAATATCAGCAAAAGCTGCGTCTTGCATCAGTTCCATGTAACCTTGTGGGCTAACAATCAGTGCCAGGTCAGCAGAGTTAATACCATACTTACCCATCTGTGAGCGCGCCTTAACAACTTCCAAAGAAGTCAGAATCTCAGCAGGATTGTTGTGAGAGAAGTCAGTTACAGCAAGACCACCAAGAGCACCAACGTCTTGAGACAAGCCAACGCCTTGGTCAGTGCCATTAACACCAACTAAACCGCTGATAGTTACGCCATTGTCACCAAACATACACATCTTATCTTTAGCACGTGCATGAGCGCGAGCCATAGCAGACTGAAGCATAGGAAGCAGTGATACAAGAGTCTTCTCGTCAGTGTCATTCAGCAGGTTAGTGCTAGAAATCAGACGATGAGGCTTCAAGATTACCTGACCAACTGCGTAAGCACTGTCAGTTGCAGCAGTACCGTTAGTGTTGTTCTCCAAATTACCAGCAGCAGCGGCAGTAGCGAAAGTAGCTGCTTCAGCATCTGGATTGATTGGTAGAACAGTAGCACCACCACTTACAGCGATTTCACGGAAAAGGCCAGCTACTTTTTGCTCTAGCTTAACTTCTTCTTCGAACTGAGTAGCAACAGTAGTATCTAGAGAGATAGTTACGTTGCCAGTAGCAGTTACAGTTGCACCGGCTTTTTCCATGATCTCACGACCATGATCAGTGTCCATAGCTTTTTCCATGATCTCACGACCATGATCAGTGTCCATACCTTTACCAGTAATTTTACCAAGGATGTGGGCGCCTAGGATCTCAGAACCTGTTGCTTCAGAAGCACCACGGCCAGAGAAGTCACGCTTGCTCTTACGCATAGCTTCCATTTCAGCAGCTTTCTCTGCGAGGTCTGCCTTATACTTCTCAACGATTGCAGCGTGGTCAGCGTCCTTAGCTTCAAACTCTTTTTCGAGGTCAGCTTGTAAAGCTTCTACGCCAGTTTGAATACCGCTTTCGATGGTTGATTTAATTTGTACGCCTTCAGCTGCTTTAGCGGCTTCGGCTTCTTGAGCTGCTTTAGCTACTGCTTCGTCAGCTGCTTTTTGCTCGGCTTGCTTCATAGCAATCTTAGCAGCTGTGTCTTCAGCTACCTTCTTTGCAAAAGCTTCCAAGTCGATGTTTTGATTGTCCATTTTGATCTCCTGATCTGCGGAATTAGTTTCCGCGCTTTTCGGTGTGTGGTCACTAGCTATATTTGAAGAGATATCTTCGTCCTTAGCCAGAGACTGACCGGCTAGATCTACACGATTAGTGAAAGTTTTTTTGAATTCTTCGTACTCATCAGATGAGTCAAAAGACTTCGCGAGCGAAAAAGTAGCTGCCTGGTTACAAGGTACGGAAACAACCGATACCTCAAACAACTCAGCGTCCTTAATCATTAGTCCATCAGTTTCCTTTAGGTAATCCGCGTCCTTGACTTTGAAACCGACGGAAAAGGCTCCAAGGACACCGTCTTTAACGAGTTCAGCAACATTGCCAGGGGCATTTTTGCTGATCTTACATTCGAGTTCTAAACCATTTGGCCCTGCTTTCATGCCTGTGGCTCGACCAATTGGTCGATTATAGTCATGATTAAACAGAATAATTGGATTTTTCTCAAAGTTTTGTAATCCACCTTTAGTCCAAGCCTCAGCTGAGATTGTATCGCCAGCGCGATCAAAATCTGCTGTACTAGCCATACCACGGATCATTACTGATCCATCGTCTGATTCTGCGGCCTTGAAAGTAGATGTTAGATTAAAAATCTTATTCATATTATTTCTCTACAGTACTTGCCCTGAGTGCTGCTAAAGGGTCTTGTTTTACGGGCTCTGGCTCATCTTTAATAGGTTGAGCTAGTTCCCAGTATTCTGGGTGGTGCTTCTCGAACAGTTCTAACATTTTAGGGTATCCACCTATGGTGTGTACCATTATTTTATCTGTTACAGGCTTTCTGCCGTCTCGCTTGAAAGCAGCGTAAGACTTAGGTAAGCCGTGCTCTGCGAAGTATGCTGCTAACTTCTTTAGCAGTTGTTTATTATACATCTTCCTCTTCCTGGGACGGTCTTCCGCCCTCATCTGGGTTTGCTGCTGATCCTGCAATATTCGCAGGAACTCTTATATCTTCTGCTTCTTCTCTAGTATCGTATCCTAATGCTTCACGAGCTTCGTTCGGGCTAATAATACCGCCATTTACTAGTGAGGTATAGTACGCTGCACTGTCTCGTAGCTCTGGCTGTAAGGCAGGTACATCTGTTACATCTTCTACAATCTCAAAACCAAAGAAACGGGAGAACCCTGAGTTTAGTTTCGCAACGATAGGTAGTACGGTTTCAAGGTAATATAGTCTCATATTGGGACGAATATTTGCGTTGTTACCTGAGTCTAAAAGAATAGGAGGTACTCCCATTGCTTTTAAAATAATCTTTTCATTCTCAGCAATAGAGGCTTGAAAGTCTAAATCTTTAAAACTTACATTTGAAATCTTGTCTAGCTCAATACCACCGTCAAGGATAAGAGGACGTCTGCCACCAGTATCTGGTCTATAACGGTTCTGCCAAGATACCATCATACGCTCTTTAATTTTATCAGACAAAGTATTGGGAGATTTTAGTACTAGACCTGGAACAGCTCCGTTCTTAAAGAAGTTATCTTGGAAGTCTCTCATTCGGCTAATAAGTTGCATAGTGCGGAGCGCAGGCTTCAGGCGTGATACGCCTCGATAGACATCATAGAAAGAGTTGTCTTTGATATGGATAATTTCTTCAGGGCTGTACTCAATATCATTATACATATACTTCTCAATATAAGTCTTAGAGTCTCCATGTATTGTTACCTTGTCAGCAGGTAAATGGTAGAGGTGGGCCCCATCAAAGTATACAAAAATGTTGCCATCAAGCATAAAATCAGTAATAAGATTACGTCTAAAAGTGTTGATGTCTTGGAAAGGGTTTGGTTCTTTTGTGAGCAATAACTCAACTTTAGATCTCTTCACGCCTTTAACAATACCTGGTCTAGCCACAGGCTTGACTGTGGTATTAACACCCGCTGTGTCGTCTACGACAATGTTAACGGCTCTATTTACAATTTCTAGGCTTTCGTAGTAATGCTCGTAGTTGGATGTGTATTCACGAGAAGATTCAGTTTTTCCGCCGCCCATATATTGCTGACCCGGATTAAGTTTCTCAACTTCTTCCGTTCCCGCTTTATTTTGAAAAGGATTATACCAAGCCATGTTTTTCTCTTTGAATCTCTACCCAGCGCATTTGTTTCTTTGCAGTCCCTAGCGCAGGGTCTTTGCCATATATTTTGTGAAGGCTTAAGTGGTGCGTATGGCACAGTGTTACTGTGTGGTCATACAGCTCGGCACTATGCTCTTCAATGAAGTCATCCCTGAGTGCTTGTATATAGTCAGGGTTCAGCTTGTTCTTTGTAAGCCACTGGTTTAGCAGTGGTGTCAAACTATAAAAATGGTGGAAATCAAGTTGCTCTGTTTCGCCACAAATACGACATTCTGTCCCTTTCTCATACTTGGACTTTGCCTTGTCTCGTACATACTTTACTGCGTCGCGTTTTAGTTTAGGCATTTTCTTTCCGGTTCTTCATTTTTCATTAGAAGAATTATATCGAGTTTAAGGTAACTTGTCAATAACTATTTTTCCGTAGGTCATCGCTAGAAGGAAACATTTGCAGTAATAAACGAGTATAGTGCATAGCGAAGTGCGTCTGCCATGTGCGATGCCATGTTATGTTTTGGTTTTTCCTTTATAAGATTCGGATTTGGATCCCATTGATACGCATCTACACAGGAGAGCGATTCCTTCGCAGCTTGATCAACAAAGAGGGAGTCGTTGTCGATAATGGCTGCAACATGGCCAATTCCATCGATGATAGATTTCTTCGCGTTAATAGTTGATATTCCATAGTTCTGCGCGAAATCGAACCTTGTTTGTTGAGCAGCTGAGTCAATATAAATATAATCAATATCCCAACGATCAATGAGTTTTTGGATCTGTTCTGCATGTTGGTCTGTGGTTCTCTCGTTATTAAAATACTCGTCTAGTAAATAGAACTTCTCGGTGTCCCAATCGTAAGCAATTACACACATTGCAGTTGGGTCTCTAAAACCAACATCGAGGCCTGCAAATACATCCATCCTGCTAATATCAAAATTAGCGAGGTCTTGTACTTGAGTCTCAAAGTTAAAGTTCCAGATCTGACCTTCATAAGTATTAAAGTCGGCCTCGTACTCCTGCTTGAATTCTGCCTCTGACATAGACTTTCGTGCTTCTGAAATATCGCTCTCAGACATTCGTGGGTTGTCTTTATAAGTAGCTCGAACACTGCACCACTCTGGAAACTCGTCTGAAAAGCCTCGCATAAAGAACTCAGAGAACCAGTTATTGCGACCCCGTGGGGTAGAGATAAAAATTGCTTTTGAATTTGGTTTATCTAGGGTAGGTCGGAGTGCTACGTTGAAAGCATCTCTGCCATCTGCAAGTGCGGCTTCGTCAAAGATAATAAGATCATAAGAACGACCTACACAAGAGTCAACCTGGTTTACAGAACCCATTCGTACTGTAGAGCCGTTGGATATTTCGATCACTTTATCTTTGGCGTTATCTTTTGTAACCTCTAGATCAAAGTGCTTAATCAAGTTCCTTTGTAGATCAAAAGAAATCTGAGACAAGGAGTAGTTAGGAGACATGATTAAGATTGTAGAGCCTGGTACTAGAGACACAAGCTGTCCAATAATGTTCGCAATGTATGTCTTACCTTGACGTCTAGAAATAGCCGCAGAGATAAAACGATACTTAGGGTTATTCACCGCATTGATAATTGCTATCTGCGAAGGTAGAGGTGTGATATTTAGTAGATCCAAATAAGGAGCTACGGGGAGTTTGAGAAACCTTGCCTCAGATTGTAATTCAACTATTTCGTCAGAGATCACATCTCTCCGACTTACTTCAACTGCCATTTAATTCTTCCTAAAAAGTATAATCGTGCAAAGACTTCGATAGGGGTATATGGTATTCTTGGAAACTCATAACCCTTCTCCTCTAAAGCCTCTCGTGTTGTCCATTTTTGTTGTATATTGTCGATATACATATTATCGTACTGTAGTACTGCATGACCTTCTCCACCAACTCTGCAAAATCGCATCTTGGCTTTAAAAGTTAATATGTCTTTCCAAAAACCTTTCATAGACTTATTGTTAATATTATAAAGAAGAGTTAGGGAGTAGTCCTCGCAGTCTCCTTCATAAGGAGCTTCTTTCAATATAGTCCAATACTCGTAAGTATGAAACTGCTCTTTGTCATACCGGTACTTCCAGTTTTTATTTAAATTATCAACTTGTTCTTTAAACATTATTTTTTACCTACGGCTTCTTTAGCGTAAAACGCTGCAACAATAGCGGCTACGGAAACAAAGTAGGTAGGGGCCATATTACCTAATGTTTTTTGAGCTTCGTCTAAGCCTATTAGAGAGGCCAGTACTACAGCGAAGGGATAAAGTAACATTCCACCAAGTGCAAACCAGGCCATGTTTCTTTGCGCATCTCGCATAGCATCTGCATCTTCTAATTCTTTTCGGCGAGCTTCAAGGTACATAGCTTCTTCTGAGTTAGATACCTTGCCGTCTCCATTTGTGTCTGCTGGATGATATTCAGTACTCAATTTGGTATATACTCCCTTGAGTCATCTACTAACATAAGTTCAAAGTTTACTATTAGCTCTGACCCCGCTGAAGCGGTGATCGCTCTAAAGTCTATATCAGTCTTTTCTGGTAATTTTGCACCAAACGCTAGATCCTGTCTGAAGGTGCTCTCAAATAGCTTAATCTCACTAAGAACCTGAAAGTCTTGAACCTCTACTCCTCCATCGGCAGTAAACAAACGTAACGTTGCATCGTCATTTTTACCAACAGAACCGGTATAGTTTAAAAGATACGCAGTAAACCCCGCAGGTATAGTATAAATGCCAAGCTGAGTCTGGCCCAGACCTGCCTCTAAAGTAGCAACTACGGTGCCTGTACCGGAACCAATATGAAGAGTAATATCTCCTGCATTTGCGCTACCTGTATAAGAGGCTCTTGTTATTCTTTTATAAGTATTAGAAAGTTGTACAGCAGTCTCACCTGTCATAGTCTTAGTTTCAGTTACTTTATTATAGTTCCCGTCTAAGCCTTCTACAGTTATTTCGCCTGTATCGGCGCCTTCTGCGCTCTTTGCGAAGATAGCTTTTGCAGCACCTGCCCAAGAAGCCCAAGGATATAAGCCTCCGGTATTCCAAATAGTCTCATAACCGTTCGAGGCCAGGGCTGGGTTGAATCCGAACTTATGTACTGGATCCAGTAGGTAGTTTCTTTCTGACGTACCGTTTATATCAATTAAATATTTAATGTTTACCATTTTACTTTATCCGCCCAATATGCTGCTGACATTTTGCCTTTCGCAATATTCTTAGCGTGTCGTGCTTTAAACGATCTACGCTTAGCTTTCGTAGCTTCTGATTCGCCGGCCTTCGGCTTCCCTGCCGTTTTAGCTCCCTGCTGACCGAACCTGATTGTCTTCACCTTGCCGCCTACTTTGGCTACTACAATGTGAGACTTTTTAGGGTGTTTTGGAGTGCGCTTAGGTTTGTTATAACCACTGACTCCAGCCCTTTTTAATCTGCCGTTAGGTTTCTTTTTACTTTTTCTTTTTGCTGGCACGTTTCTTCCCCAATCTCATTCTCTGTGCTAACAGAGACTTAGGAACATTCTTCCCTTCCTTATACAGTTTTGCAATACGTTTAATAACGCCCGCAAGTTGAGTTCTTTTAGTACCTTTTGTACCGCTTAAATACTTCTTTGGTACTCTCGACTTCTTGTCTTTTGGCACTTTGCGTTTACTTTTTCTTTTTGGCACGACCAGCCCTCTTAATATCATTGTCTTGGGGGTGACCACCTCGCATAAACGAGTTTACTCTGCCAAATGCCCACTGAGACATTGATGTTCCGGGACGAGAACCAGACGATAAATAAGCGCCTTGCCCGCGACGATAAACTTTAGCTAGTTGTCCGTAAGTATATCTTTTACT